ATGCTTAATTTTCTCGTCATGCTCGGTGACGAGCTCTCCGGCGGCTTCATCTATTCGCGCTCGCGCATGAACCCGGAGACCGAGCTCTACCTGCTCTCGGACTTTTCGATCGTGCGTGAGGGCCGCATCGCCAAACTGGTGGCGTTGCTCGCGACCTCGCGGCTGGCTGTGGACGTGGCGCGCAAGCGCTTTATGTCGCCGCTCGACGAGATCTGGACCACTGTTTTCACCGACAAGCCGGTCAGCATGAAATATCGCGGTGTCTTCGAATTGAAGGCCCGCAAGCCCGGCTTTCTCCAATACATGTCACCGATCAGGAATGAGACCCCGAATGAGCTCTACCGAGAATGGTTCAAGCGCTACGGTAGGAGTGCCCAAGCTCGAAACGCGGGTCAGAAAGGTGCCGATCAGCCGGCTCGAGAGGCTGCCTGAAAACCCGCGCTACATGACGTCGCTGCAGTTCGAGCGGCTGACCCAGAACATCAAGCGCGACGGGGCACTGACCAGCCTGCCGCTGGTCTACGATCTGATTGGCGACGATAGTGGGCCGCTGCTGGTGCTGTCGGGCAACCACCGGGTCGACGCGGCTGAAGCCGCCGGACTGACCGAGATCGACGTGGTCGAGATCATCACCCGGATCGATGATGACCGGCGCCGAGCGATCGCGCTGTCGCACAATGCGATTGTCGGCCAGGACGATCCGAACCGCCTGCGCGCGTTTTACGAAAGCCTGTCGCTGGCGCTCAAAGAATATACCGGTCTGACCGAGGACAGCTTCAAGGTGCCGACCCTCGACATCGCCGCACTCAGCGTGCGGCCGCCGCTGTTTGAGCAGATGGTGGTCGACTTCCTGCCGCAGAGCGCAGAGATCTTTCGCGAGGCGCTGAAGCGCATCAAAGCCGGCACGGTCCCGCCGACTGTGCTGGTCGGACGCTTCGAGGACTTCGACGCGTTCTTCGAGGCGACGATGCGCACCAAGAAACAGACCAATGTCCACAATGCCGCAATGGCGCTGCGCATGATGGCCGAACTGGCGATCGAGCGGCTCGACCAGATCGAGGGCGCGGGTGACCGAGAAGTTTAAGCTCGAGCACGTCAAGGACGCACTGCGCGCGTCCGGCGGCATCGTCATTGGTGCGGCCAATAAGCTCGAGCAGGCCTATGGCTCATGTGCACCCGCGACGGTGCGCAATTACATCAGGCGTCACCCCTCGCTCCAACGCTTTCGCGACGAGATCGTCGAGGACACGCTCGATCTGGCGGAGACCGCGCTGATCAAGGGCATCGCTGCCGACAACATGACAGCGGTCATCTTCTACTTGAAGACCAAAGGCAGAGAGCGCGGCTATGTCGAACGCGTGGGCTATGTCGACAAGGACAACCAGCCTGCCAATCCCGCCGATGCGCAACACCAATATGTCGTAGTGCTTCCAGACAATGGCCGGGAGTATAGTGACGCTGACGACGAGCTCACCGAAGCCGACGCCGACGATACCGGCTAACGCGATCCAGCTGAAGCCGCAGCCCGGGCCGCAGACCACATTCATCACGAGCAAGGCTGACATCGCGATCTATGGCGGCGCTGCCGGCGCCGGCAAGACCTATGGGCTGTTGCTCGAGGCCGCACGGTACTTGCCGCGCACACCGGCGTTTGATGCGGTGCTGTTCCGCCGCACGACCCCACAAATCACCAACCCTGGTGCGGTGTGGGACGAAGGGCTGCGCTTTTTTACGAAGATCGGCGGCGAGCCGCGCACGGGGCACCACGAGTTCCTCTGGGCGGGTGGCGGCAAGCTGCGCATGGCGCACTTGGTCGCCGAGCTCACTGTGCTCGACTGGCACGGTTCACAACTGGCACTGATCCTGTTCGACGAGCTGACGCAGTTCACCGCGTATCAGTTCTGGTACATGCTCAGCCGCAACCGGTCGACCTGCGGGGTCCGGCCCTATGTGCGGGCCACCTGCAATCCCGACCCGGACTGTTTTGTCGCCGAGCTGATTGCCTGGTGGATCGATCAGGAGACCGGTTACCCGATCCCCGAGCGGGCCGGCGTGCTGCGCTATTTCGTTCGCCTTGGCGACAAGATCATTTGGGATGACCGGCCGGGGCCGCTGCGCCAATACCTGCCAAAGCTGGAGGACCTGCCGCCCGGCGTCGATCGGCCGCGCATCAAGTCGCTGACCTTTATTCCGGGCAGGCTGTACGACAACGCCGCGCTGATGCGCAAGGACCCGGATTACCTCGCCAATCTGTTGGCGATGCCGGTCGTCGAGCGCGAGCGCCTATTGGGGGGCAACTGGAAGATCCGGCCGGCTGCAGGCCTCTATTTCAAGCGCGGCTGGTGCGAGATGGTCGACGCCTTCCCGGCGTTGCGCGACACCGTGCGCTATTGGGATCTGGCGGCGACCGAGAAGACCCCGGACAACGACCCGGACTGGACCGTCGGCGTCAAGCTCGGCCGCGACGAGTTTGGCGGGCTCTATGTGCTCGACGTGATCCGCGAACGGGTCGGCCCGTTCGAGGTCGAGCAGCTGTTAAAGAACACGGCGAGCCAGGACGGCAAGACCTGCAAGATCGGCTGGGGCAAGGACCCGGGCCAGGCCGGCAAGGCGCAGACTCTCAATTACGTGCGCATGCTGGCCGGCTATTGGGTCATGCCCGAGGCCGAGACCGGCGACAAGGTAACCCGCTTTGGGCCCGCCTCGGCACAGTGCCGTGCCGGCAACGTCAAGATTCTGCGCGGCCCGTGGAACGAGGACTTCTTCCGCGCGCTCGAGGGCTTCCCGGACCTGATGCACGACGATGATGTCGACGCGTTCGCCGGTGCCGTCGAGCTGATGCACGCGCAAGCGCCGGGCATGAACATCTACGAGCTGTATCGGCAACAGGCGGCAGAAGCGGCGGCGGCAGAAGAAGCCAAGCGCGCTGCTCAACCCAAGCCGACGCCGCAGCCGGGATCGGTGGAGTGGTTTCAGATGATCAACAGCCGCAATACCGAGTGACCTGACATGCCGCGCGGTGGAACCCAAACCTCACTCGTCGGGATGGTCAATACGCTGATGGCGCCGTTCCGCGGCCGTCAGCCCGGCAGAGGCGCGCCGGTCTACAGCTATGCCACCACGCCTAATGGACGGACCCCGGACATCACCCAGTTTGCGCCGGTTTTCCAGCCATCGGGCGGGCTCTTTGCACCGGGTTATCCACTGGTGCCGCCCGATTACGAGCGCACCCGCCGCTACAACTTTCCGGTGGGCATCAACTACATTTATACACCACGCTCGTTTGAGCCGATCGGCTTTGCCGAGCTCAAGGCACTGTCCAATGACGACATCACGCGGCTGTGCATCGAGACCCGCAAGGACCAGATCGAAAAGCTCGGCTGGACGATCAAGCCGCGCGACGAGGACGGCCCAAAGAAGTCCGGCACCGACAAGCGCATCCAGCAGCTGACCGAGTTCTGGCAATACCCCGACGGGATCACGCCATTTGCGACGTGGTTGCGCCAATTGATGGATCAGGTGCTGGTCATCGACGCGCCGGCGATCGAACCACGGCGCAATCGCGGTGGCGACGTCATCGGGCTCGACATCATCGACGGGTCGACGATCAAGGTGCTGATCGACGACACCGGGCGCCGCCCGCGGCCGCCGGCTCCGGCTTTTGAGCAGATCATTCACGGTCGGCCATGGGTATTGCTCGAGGACGGCACCCGCGCCAACACCGAGGAAGGCGAGATCGTTGACCAGTTCACCGATCAGGAGCTGATCTATTTCCCGCGCAATCAGCGCGCCGACCACCTCTACGGCTTCTCGCCGGTCGAGCAGATCGTGCTGACGATCAACACCTCGATCCGCCGCGGCGTGATGCAGCTGCAGCACTTCACGCAGGGCAATGTGCCGCCCGGTCTGGTCAATGCGCCGACGGGCTGGACACCCGAGCAGATCGCACAGTTTCAGGACTGGTTTGACGGCAAGCTCGCCGGCAACACGGGCGAGCGCACCAAGCTCCTATGGGGACCCGAGGGCGCCAAATACCAGTCGATCAAGGAAGCGCCGCTCAAAGACGATTTCGACGAGTGGCGGGCCCGGGTGATTTGCTTCGCCTTTAGCCTGCCGCCGACCGCCTTCACCAAGCAGGTCAACCGCAACACCGCCGAGAGCGCGCAGGAAGCGGCACTCGAGGAGGGCCTGGCGCCGCTGATGGGCTGGGTCAAAAGGCTGGTCGACGGCATCATCCAGCGCCGCATGGGCCACCCGGACCTCGAATTCTCCTGGTCGGACATCGCTCCGGTCGACCCGAAAGACCAAGCCGACATGCTGGTCGAGCTGGTCGGCGCCGGGCTGGAGACCTTGAACGAAGCGCGCGACCTCTTGGGCCTCGACCCCATCGAGGGCGGCGACGAGATCATGTTCAAGACCGGCACCGGTCCGGTCACCCTCGACAGCATCCTCAACCCGCCCGAGCCGCCGCCGGTCGTGGTGCCGGCTGGTGCGGGTGTAGTCGCGCGAAATCGACCGCCAGCCGCCGGCGGAAAATCGCCGCCGTCGAAAAACGGCGCACGGCCGTCGAAGAACGGCACAAAACCGCCGGCAGGCGGCAAAAAGCAGCCGACGACGGCAAAACCGGAGAAGCCCGAGGGCGGCGCCGAGGCCGGCGGGAAGGCGAAACCGGGCAAGGGCGGGGTAGGCAAAGTCGCCGGCGACCCTCTTCGCCAAGCGGCGGGAGAGCCGCCGCAACATAGCCTTGCTGGACCGGACCAAGACCCGCTTGCAGACGAAGCTCGAGCGCTTCTTCGCCGAGCGCGCGCGGGACGTGGCGCGGCAGTTGGCCAAGGAGATGCGGCTCGAGGGCTGGGAGAGGCTGTAGACCTGCCGCCGCCGTGGCGCTTGATCAGCGGCATCGTTAGCAAAGCCGGCGAAGACAGGGGGCATGTTGCCGCCGAGAACGCGCGGCCGGTCGAGTTGCCGCTGGCCGACGACATTACGGAAGCTGACATTCGGCACATTGCCTGGCAGATCGTTCGCGATGCGATGGCGCGCGGCGAGGCGCCGAAGACGCGGACCCGCACGGTGCCGATCGGCGACCTGGTAGCGACCCAGCGTGTCGTCGACGACGAGCGGGTCGAGGACGACGCGGCCGATTACCGCCAGCACGGCCAGGGCGCGGAGAAGCCGCTGGTCGTCGAGCGTCAGGGCAAATGGTACATCCTGGCCGGGCATCACCACGCCGAGGGCGCGCTCGACGAGGGTGCCAGCGAGCTGCGGGTCGAGGAGCTACTGCAAAGCGGAGCCGACGAGTAGGCCGATCGCGGCAACGCCCGCCGCGGCACCAAGGCACAACAGCACAAAGACGAAGCCGCTCAGCATCAGCCGCCGGCCGCCGATCAGCCACACCAAGACTTTACCCATCACCATGCGGGGTCTCGATGGCCGATGCCGACGACGAACGCCGGCGCCGCGCCGCCGCATTGCTGGGGATGCTGTCGCTTGGCGACTGGTCGGTGCTCGAGGACGACATTGCCGCCGATCTGGCACCCGTCTACGCAGACGGTCTGCGCGCTGTTGGCTTTACTGGAGATGTGCAGGAGACTCGGAACCACGCGCGCGCCAATCTCGGGCTGCCGCCGCTCGAGGACGGCGGTGACGAGGTCCCCGAAATCTTGGACGAGATGCCGGACCTCGCTGCCCGCTGGGCCGAGAGCCAAGCCGCCGATCTGATCCCCGGGCTCGAGGACCGCACGCCCAGCATGCTGCTGACGACCGTCATCGACGGACTGGCTGGCAACTGGACGGCCAAGGAGCTGGCGCTGGCGATCGCCGATGCACCGGCCTTCAACAGCGCACGCGCCGAGACCATCGCCTACAACGAGACGACGCAGGCCGAGCGCGAAGGCCTCAACACGGCAATGCACGGCACCAACGTCGCGCGCGGCAAGCAGTGGTTCACCCAAGAGGACGACGCGGTCGAGGAAGATTGCCAAACAAATGCCGACGCCGGCGTGATCGGGATTGAAGACGAGTTTCCTAATGGCGATTGGCCGCATGTCAATTGCCGTTGCTGGTGGGAGGTCGTCGACTTCGACGAAGAATAGCACCACGCGGGGTCTCGACATGCGCAAGTTTTGCCGAAGTCTCGACCGCGCCGCCGGCGAGATCAACGCCTATCTGCTGATCGTAGCGCTCGGCCTCGCCGTCATCGACTTGCTGCTGCTGCTCGCCAACGCCATGCCGCCGATGGCGGGATACGGAATAGCCCAATGAAATACCTTCGACCCCTGGCGCTTGCGTTGGTCGTCGCTGCGGCACCGCATGCCCACGCCGGGAGTGTCACCGGGTCGGTGACGATCACCATTCAGCAGCCGCTCAAGCTTGTGTTCACACCGGCGGCGCCGACGGTCTCGTGCAACGCTCCGGCGGGAACCGTGCTCTCTGCGGCGAGCACGACGGGCGGCGACGGCAATGCCTCGACCTTTACCGCGACCGGCGGCGACACTGCCGATTTCGCGGTGCAGGGCACCAACATCGTGGTCGGCACCAATGGCATCAACCCGGCCAATTGCGGCACGACCCAGAACCTGACGATCCAAGCGACGCAACCATGAGCGACGCGCTCGCCGCCGCCGCACTGGCGATGGCCTTTGGCTTTTCGGTGCCGTGCGACTTGCCGCCGGGTGCGGTGGTCGGGCGCGTGCTGATGAGCAATGGCGACGGCAACGCGATCACCCTTTCGGTTAAGAGCGGCGACACTGCCGATTTTCGGCTCCGCCCGAGCGGCGTGATCGTGGTTGGTCCGAACGGCATCAGTCCCGCCAACTGTGGCACCAACCAAAGTCTGACGATCACCGCCACGCAGCCATGAGACGCCGACGGCTCCGGCCGCAGCATGACGACGAGGTCGTGCTGAGCGGGCTCGATCCGTACCCGGCACCGGACTCGGTGCGTAACATGATGGGCTACGACCAATGCCCGCCCGCGGTGCGCCAGCGCATCGCCAACCATCCGCACGCGATGGTCTTCGCCACGGATCAGTTTGGCCGAACCGTGCTGATCGAGATCCGGCAGACCTAAGCGGCGACGCCCCTTTCTATTTCGGAGCATATCATGCTGATCGGCATCACCGGCCATTCCGGTGCGCAGAAGTCTGAGGTCTGCAAGCACCTGTGCAAAGCGCACGGGTTCACCCGGCTGCATGCCGGCACCCCCGTCAAGAAAGCCGTGCGCACGCTTGCGGGCCTGACCAAAGCGCAGACCGAGGGCAAATTGCGCGACAATCCGACGATGCGGCTCGGCGGTGCGGCACCGCGCGACCTGATGGAAGCGGTCGGCGACGCCACGCACAACGCGGCCCCCAATGCGACAAGTGTCGTATTGCAGCGCCGCGTGCAGAAGCGGCTTGCTGCTGGGAAGTCGGTTGTGGTCGACGGCGTGCGCAGCCCGGTCGAAGCGCAGACCATCCGGCGAATGGGCGGCCACATCGTGCGCGCCGATGATGGCGGCGAGGCCGACTCGAGCAAACCGATGGACCGGCGCCAGGTCGGCGTCACGGCCGATCAATCGGTCGACACCAGCGGCAAGAAGAAGGCGCTGCGGGCGGCGACCGACCAGATGCTCGCCGATCTGCGCAGCTAATCATGATCTCGGTCGGGCTCGGCCGCATTCTCACCTCGCCCGGGCGCGTGCGCGTGCTCTCGCCTTTGGGTGCCGGGCAGCCGCCGGGCGGGCTTTCACCGGGCGACAATCTCGAACTGCGCGAAGACGGCGGGTTTGAACTGCGCGAGGACGGCGGTCTGGAGGAGCGAGAATAATGGCCAATCTGAAAACCAGCCAGGAACCTGCCGCCGGCACGCTCAACGGCAGCGAGCTCGTCCGCGTTGTCCAAAGCGGCGCCAATGCGAAAACGACCACTGGCGCAATTGCGGCACTGTCGACCGGCTTCACGGTCCCCTACTTCAACAACTCCAACGACCTCGGCGTCGGCCTCAACGCGGGCGCGGCCAACGGCGGGACCAACGGCAACCGCTACAGCACCTACTTCGGCACGAACGCCGGCCAGGTCGACGTCGGGAACAGCAACGCGTACTTCGGCTACGACGCCGGGCTCAACGCCACGGGCAGCTTCAACGCGGGCTTCGGCGACCTGGCGGGCCCGACGGACGGCGGCCGGAACAACGCGTGCTTCGGCGGGTGGGCCCAGTCCGTGGGCGACGACAACGTCGCCGTCGGGGAGTACGCCAGGGCCTTCGGCGGGGCCTCCATAGCCATCGGGCAGTCCGCGATAGCCCAGGGCGACACCTCGCTCGTCATCGGGCAGAACGCGACCGACAACAGCAACAACGGCTCGACCGTCATCGGCCAGAACATGCAGCCGACGCTAGGCACCGGCCAGGCGGTGATAGGGGCGAACGGCTCGGCCTGGCTGCAGGGCCTGGTGAACAACTACGTCCAGGTCGTCAACGCCAACCTCTCCCTGGACAACGGCAAGGACCTCAGGTTCAACGGCCCGACCGACGCCAACTGGCGCATCGGCCTGCACACGGGCGCGCTCGCCTCCTTCGTCTTTCTGTCCGAGCCCATCACCATCTCGCTCGCGACCGGCAGCGGCAGCGGGGAGGGGTTCGCGGTCGGCCCCGTCAGCGGGGCGGCGACCCTCGAGGTCGACAACCACGCCGGCCTCGTCTACTGCGCCAGCCTCGCGGTAGCCACGCACACCCCGGCCGCATCGGACGATGTCGGCACCGCCGGGCAGATCGCGTGGGACGCGTCTTTCTTCTACGTCTGCATCGCCACCAACACGTGGGTGCGCGCGGCGCTTACGACCTGGTAGCGGCCAATGCACATCCTCGGGCAGTTTTCGCCAATCGAAATCGGCGAGACCGACAACTTCTGTTTTGACTTCACTGCGGATGTCGGCGCGGCCACGATCGTTTCGACGGCCTGGTCATGCGCATTGGCACCGTACCAGACGGCAACCGATTCCAACCCGTCATCGCGCATCCTTTCGGTCAATGCCATCGACACAATCCAGGTACGCTGGGCGGATGGCCGCATCGAAACCCGCAGCGGCGCTTTTTCGATCGCCTCGATCGGGACGTTTCCCGGCACGGCAGCGGGCGGCACCTATGTCCTCGAGGCGCAGGTTACGCTGACCGACAGCCGGGTTCTCGCGCTCAATGCAACGGTCGAAATCCCACAGGCCAACCTCGATCCTCTATTCGATTGACCTGGCGCAGATCGACAAGATTGTCCCACTCTGGAGAGTTTCTAAAAATGGCAGCAGCAAAGACTACGGATCGCGGCATCACCTATGCCGTGGTCGACGGGCACGGCAACAAGGCGACCCTGACGCAGACTCAAGCCACCTTTGTCGGCGCCAGTCCGACAGTGACCCTCACCGTCGGTGGCAACACCGTCACCCTGACCAAGCAGAACGTCGCCGATTTGCTCGCCCCGTTCACTGGATTTTCCAGCACCGGCGTCCTCAGCTAACCCGGCATTCCCCAGCGACCAACGCCGCGACGGCGCGGGTCTTTCCCTCAGATGGAGTAGTTTTCCATGACTGTTACAGTGATCGGCGCCGTCGGCGTTACCCCGGCCGGTGCTTTTCAGGGCCCGTTCTCGGGCTCCGTTGCCGCCAATTCAGACGGCACCTTCACAATCGATCCGCGCGACCAAGCCTTTGCGCTGGGCGCCGGCTACATTCCGGCGCGGCGCGAGACCGTCTTCTATGCGCCGGCCTTCGCGCCGGCGGTAAAGACCGTTGGCGCCGTTGTCGCCTCGGGCGCGCTGAGCAACACGTCGCTGACGATTGCCAGCAGCGGCGACGTCCCCGATGTGCCGCGCAAAGTCCAGGTCCGCGTCGATCCCGGCACGACCGCGATCACCGCCGGCATCTGCACGGTGACCTATGCCGCCAATGACGGCACCGCGGCGCAAGTCGACGCGCTGTCGCTGGTGACCGCGGCCTCGACCCTGCTGACCGTGCCGCTCACCAAGGGTGCAATGACGGTCGCCAGTGCCGTGGTTACCGGGCTCGCCGGTGGCGCCTCACCCAAAATCCAGCTCGATACGACGGCTGACCTCGCGGTCCCCATTCCGCCGGGCACCGTCGACGCGACGATCATCAAGGAGAGCACCGACAGCGCCGACAACTCGGCCTCGGCCACCCTCGGCACCTTGACCACCGCTGGGATCTGGACGCCGCACACCGCGCCCAATGGGACGCATACCTTCAGCATCGCTTACGCGACTGTGTCTCCGTAAAAAAACCGTGAGCACGGCCCTCGCGGCGGCTTACAGCCGCCATGTCGCCGGCGATTTGGACGGCGCGCTGGCCTACTACACGACCGGGTTACGGGGCGCTCAGCGCCCCGAGCCTTGGTTCTCGGTGGCCTCGCTGCTGTCCGATCGCGGGCAGCGCGAGGCGGCGTTGGTATGTGCCCGCAAGGCCCTGGCGGCCGACCCCGGGCACCCCGACGCCCTCAAAAACCTCGGCTGCATCCTCTACCGGATGCAGCGCTTTGCCGAGGCTCGGATGTGGCTCGAGGCGGCGATCGCCTTGCGCCCGTCCGACCACGAGATCGCCTTCAACCTCGGCGCCACCTGCTACTCGCTGGGCGAGCTGGCGGACGCCGAGCGCTGGTTTATCGAAGCCGTCTGCACCGCACCCTCCGACGCGCACCACGCGCGGGCGCTGACGCAACTCGCCTACCCGATCCTGGCCGCGGGCGACTACCGGCGCGGGCTCTGCGCTTACGAGCACCGCTTTGCCGAGATCGGCCGCACCCAGGTGTGGGAACTCGGGATCCCCGAATGGCAAGGCGAGGACCTCGGGGCCAAGCACATCCTGGTGCACCACGACCAGGGGACCGGCGACGACATTCAATTTGTCCGCTTCCTCGGACTCCTGGCCGAGCGCGCCGAACACGTCACCTTGGCGGTGCCGCGCGATCTCTTGGGGCTGTTCCGCTGGCCGTTTTGGTTCCCGGCCCTGAACAACCTCAAGGTCGTCGACATCGAGGGCGACCTGCCGACCGCCGATTACCACTCGGCGATCTGCTCCTACCCGCGGCACCTCGACCTCGAGCTGCCGCCGCAACAATTCTCGCCCTACATCGCCGGTTCGCCCGCCGAGCTGGAGAAGCCACCCGGCACCCAGCTGACCATCGGTCTGGTCTGGGCGCCGCGGCCGCTGGGCGAAATCTCGGCTCGCCGGAGCGTGCCGCTGGGCCTGCTCCTCGAGCTGGCGGCGATCCCGGGTGTGGCACTTTACAGCCTGCAAGTCGGCGCGGCTGCGCGCGACCTTGAGGCCGGCCCAGGTGTGCTCGTTCAGGACTTGTCGCGCCAACTGCGCGATTGGCGCGACACCGCCGCCTACATGAGCGCACTCGACCTGATCGTCTCGGTCGACTCGGCACCACTGCATTTGGCGGGTGCGATGGGCCTGCCCTGTGTGGGTCTCTTGCCCTACGTGCCGTGCTGGCGCTGGGGCTTTCACACCGATCGCACCCCCTGGTACCCGAGCATGCGGCTATTGCGGCAAGCAGCGCCGGGCGACTGGCGGACCCCCCTTCATCAATTGCGCAATTTGGTTCAGCAGCGGCTCGGCCGCGAGACAGAGGAACGATCCGATGGCCTTGACTTATGTTTTTCTGGCGTCCCCGCCGAACACCAACGGCGTCACTGCGGCGGGGAAAGCCTACACGCCTAATGCGGCAGGCGTGATCACCGGCGTCACACCCGGCGATGCGCAGACGCTGCAAGGTGTCGGTGGCACGGTGCAGTTGATGGCGGCGACCGGTGCGACGACCGACCGGCCGGCGACGCAGCCCGCGGCGCTCGCCGGGGCATTGAACAACGTCGCACCATTTCCCGGGCTCGGCTTGCCGTTTCACGACAGCACGCTTGCAAAGGAAGTTTACTTTGTCGGCAACCAGCGCAGCTCGACCGGCTGGGTCGACTACACTGGAGCGGGCGCTTGACACAGGGCGATCCGCTACGACTGCTGGCCGAGGCCGCCCGCAGGTGCAGCAGCCGGCAAGAGATCGAGGCGCTGTCAACGCTGTTCGATCGCGAGATCGCGCGGCTGCTGCGCGAGCGGCGGCGCAAATTGGGCTTGACCTTCGGCGAGTATGCGGCACGCAGCGGCGTGACCAAAGACCACGCCGTGCGGGTCGAGATCCGCGACTGCCGGCCCAAGATCATGGATCTCTACGGCGCCGCCAAGGTGCTGAACCCGGCGGACGAAGACACCGCCTGGACACTGGCTGTGGAGCTGCAGCGCCAAGCGGCCAAAGCAATCTTCGCACTGCTCGAACCGGCTCAGTCAGCGGCGCCGCTTGCGGCGGCGGCGGCTTAATCGATCGTCTCGACCGTGACGCGCACCCGCTTGCCGGCGAGGCTGCGTATCACGATATGTCGGCGTGCTTCCGACCAGCTCTGCAACCGCACAAAAAATTCGGGAGCGGCGCCATCGTCCTCGATGGCGGCGATTATTGCTTGCCCGCCATCTTCCTCGGTGATGGCGACGGTGCCTTCGACTACGACCTTCATCAGCACTCATCCTCCTCATCGGGCTTCTCCGGTGGCGGCGTCTCGTCGAGCTCGCGCCGCGTCTTCTTTTGCCACACCTCTAGGTGGTCGTGCATGAAATGCCACGTCGGCAGCTCGATCGAATTGTCGACCCAACCGTCTCTCTCTTCACCGAGCGGCTTGAAGTGGTACTCGACGTAATTCCAGGTGCGCTGGTCGGCGGTGGCGTCTTCGCGCACCACGAGCAACACGCGGCCGGGCAGCATCGCGCGCGCGGCTTGGCGTAGCCATCTCCGTTGCAGCGACGGCCAGGAACAGAAGACGTTGCGGTTGAGCCAGCGGCGCACCGCGGTTTTGCCCTGCAGTGGCTGGACCGGATAGTAAAACGTTTCCCAATGCCAGCGCCGGGGCTGGTCGCCCTGGTGAAAGCCAACGAACATTTCGCCGCCCGGGTCGGTGGCGATGATGTCGGCGCCGCGCATCGCCAACAGCTTTGCCCACGCACCACTGCCGGCACCGATCTCTAGCAGTGGCGAAAACTGGCAAATCCGATCGAGCGCCTCGCGCGTCGGTACAGCAAAACTAAATTCGCTGAGAAACCGATCGCGCTCAGCTTGGATCAGCGTGCTGTCCATCGCCGACCTGGCAAAATCCCGCGGACCCTCGAGACTCATCGGCTCGTCGGAATACCTCTCGCGCCAGGTGCGCAGATGGTTGCGATACTCCTTGCCAAAGCGGTCAAAGAACTCGGCTAGGCTCGGCACCGAGACATCGCCCGAGAGCCAGTAGCGCATCGCGTCGACCACCGGCGTGCCGCGCCGCTCCAACAGGTCTGTTAGCGACGGCTCCGGCCGAACCTCGTGCGGCACTTCCCAAGGCCCGTCGCTCATTACCATCGCGAGTCATCCGCCATTTTTTAACCCTTTGCGTGAGTCGTTTACCATGCGTTTGTACGGTGCCATCGAAAAGGTCGAGGCGCAAGCCGACGGGACGATCAAGGTCCACGGCATCGCCACGACCGAAGCAATGGACGACCAGGGGGAAGTCGTCAAAGCCGACGCCATGCGCGCGGCGATCCCTGACTACATGCGCTTCCCCGCGATCCGCGAGATGCACCAGCTGCAAGCCGCCGGGACCGCGCTCGAGGCCGATGTCGGCGACGACAACATCACGCGCATCGTCGCGCATGTCGTCGACCCGGTCGCGGTCAGCAAGGTCAAGAACAACGTCTATCGCGGGTTCTCGATTGGCGGCCGCGTGACCAAGCGCGAGCCAGGCAATCCCAAGGCCATCACCGGCCTGGTCCTCAATGAGATCTCGCTCGTCGATCGGCCGGCCAATCCCGAAGCCACTTACGATTGTTGGAAAGCGAGCAACATGGCAGGACCTCAAGCGGCAGGGACTGCCGCACTGGCGCCGGTGCAGATTTGGGCATGCGGCGTTGTCGATCACCAGCACCGCGCCAAGGCCGAGGCGATCAAGTGTCTGGAAAAGCGCGCCGCGACGGGTGCGCCGAGTGTCGAAGTGCTGGCCAAGGGCGAGCCGGCCGACCCGGCAGAGATCGAGAAGCACGCCGCCGAGGGCGCCACGGCGCTGCAAGTGGCAATGGACGCGGCACTGGCATCGATCGAAGCCGGCGAGGTGGCGATCGAAACCACCAGCGGGGCGGTCGCCAAGACGGGCACA